AAATAATACGGCACTGAAACTACATAATAAGGAGAATGCAATGACAGAGAATGAAGAAAAAAGCATTATGGATATGTCAGAAACATATTGCTACACATACGAAGTAACAGTGGTAGTACAGATTATTGCACCAAACAAAGAGATTGCAGACGAACGCCTTAATACAGACGGCGGATATGTTAGTAAGCGAGAAGTTAAGTTTTTAGATTCAATTTTTCTATACAAAAATAATAAAGAAGAAACAGAAAAAACAGACAAGTAACACTCAGTGATAGGTAGATAATCAGTGAAGATAGCAGTATATACAATCGCTCTTAACGAGCGTCAGTTTGTTGATACATGGTTTGAAACAGCAAAAGATGCAGACTATCTTTTAATCGCTGACACTGGCTCTACCGACGGAACCGTTGAGCGTGCCCGAGAACTCGGTATCAATGTTGTAGATGTTCGTGTAGCACCGTGGCGCTTTGATGACTCGCGCAATGCCGCACTAGCTGCGCTTCCAATTGATATTGACATGTGTATCTCTCTAGATATGGATGAAGTTATTAAACCGGGATGGCGTCCTTTGCTAGAAGCTGCATGGGAGCGTGGCGTTAATCGTCCTCGCTACAAGCACATCTGGTCTTGGAATGAAGATGGAACTCCAGGTTTGGAATTTAGCTACGACCATATTCACGCACGCAAAGGTTTTCGCTGGCGTCACCCTGTACACGAGTGTCTGTACTCTTACAGCATTGAAGAAAAACAAGAGTGGATTGAGGGATTAGAAACTCACCACCACCCAGACCCAACTAAGTCTCGTGCTCAGTATCTTCCACTGCTTGCACTTTCTGTAAAAGAAGACCCATATAACGACCGCAATGCTTTTTATTATGGCCGTGAGTTGTACTTCTATGGACGCTATATGGAAGCTGCACAAGAGCTTAAGCGACACTTAGAGCTACCAACAGCACACTGGGCACCAGAGCGTGCTGCATCAATGCGATTTATTGGTAAGTCACTGCCAGCAGAAGCAGAGATTTGGTTTCGTAAAGCAATCGACCAAGCTCCTGGACGTCGTGAGCCATATGTAGACCTTGCAAAGCTTTACTACGAGCGCAAAGACTGGCAGAGGTGTTTAGAGGCTTCAGAGGCTGCTCTAGCCATCGTAGAAAAACCCTTAGAGTACTTGTGTGAAGCAGAAGCTTGGGGAGCTGCGCCACATGACTACGCTGCTATTGCTGCGTATTGGTTAGGTCAATATGAACTTGCTTTGGCTCATGCAACCAATGCAATTGAGATTGAGCCAGATAACGAACGTATGCTTAAGAACTTAGAGTTTTGCGAGAAGGCTTTGAAGGCTTCTTAGCCTTCTTAGCTTTTCTTTCTTTTTCTTTAAGTTTCTTTTCTAGCTTCTCTAGACGCTCAAGGTTGTAAAGTTCAACCGCGTTAAAGCTTGTGCGACTTCTCCATGAGAACGAACACACATCGCAAGTAATAATTTTTGCAACAGTCCAACGACCACCGCCAGGAACTTCTACAGAGCTTGTTTGTAGTTTTGATGGACGAGCCGAGCAGTATGGACAATTTGGGAATCTGCGACGACGCGCTTCCTCTCCTTTGTATGAAACCGAGAGTGCTCGACGGATTTCAACCTCATCTTTGCCTCCCCAAATACCCCAGATTTGACGATGCTCTAGGGCCCACTGAAGGCACTGACGGCGCACTGGGCAACCAAAGCAAAGGTTTTTAGCGTCGTATTTTTCCTTAGGCTCTTTTGAGAAAAACCAATCTCTAGACTCTCGGAACTCTGGCTTAGCGCAGAGTGAGTCTTTTTGCCAGTTTAAGTTAGTCGCAGGTTTCCACACACAACTATGTTACCAAATTGTTATAAAAATAGTGCACTAAACAACTAAAAAACTAAATTTCTATCCAAGTAATTAAAATGGTGTTTTCTACAGAATCTCCATACTCTGTCTCTCCATTTTCATCACAGGCCCAGTACTCTTTTTCATCTATAATAACGCCAGCCCAACCAATGTCGGTCGAGCTTGACTCTATTAACTTAAATCCATCTGATAGAGAGTCAGCAACGCCATCTCTTTGTAGGCTTGATGCCAGACCTCTGCGGACAAGTTCGTTATCCATATCGACATGACCTTCAGTAAAATAAATTATTTCTGAATCTGTCTTAGGCTCATAGCCATCCCCGTGCCATTGTTGCCACAAAGATTCGCCAACTCTTACATCTTTCAAAGCTCTTCTTCCTCCTCTAGACCAGTTTCGTAATGCTCATCTATAGGAGTTAACAGATGCTTTCCAGCAGGGTAAAAGACCACCTGAGGGTCCATAAGTTCAAAGATTCCAGAGACAGTAATTTCTCCACATTTAGAGCAGACTTCTACGTTCCCTGTATTAAGTTTTTGAGGCACATCTACGCCTTTAAGACGCATAAGAATGTTCCCAGTATCGTCAACACTTTCAGGTTCCCACCGAGCGTGCTCTTTTATCCAACATGCTTCGCATACTGGCATAGGGGACATAATCTGTCTCGCACTCATATATACAGTCTACCGCTTAGCTTAAGACCGCATTTGTCACTTTTATGTTACGAATCTTTCTAAGTTTCTGGCGTTCACGCGGAGTAAGACCACCCCACATACCGTGAGTTTCATTATTAATGCCCCACTCAGCACACTCAACTCTATGCTGACAACCCATGCAAATTTTCTTTGCTTCTTGATAATTGCCGCTAATAGTTTTTGAGTCTAAGTCGTCGTAGTCTTTTTCATAAAACAAATTGACGTCGACAGACGAGCACTCAGCGTTTTCAAAATCGCTTGGGGATTTACTTCTCATGCAGAATCTTCGAGACTTCGTAGCCGCAGCCTGCATATCCTGCAATATCAATCCAAGTATCTGGTTGGAATCCATAATCTGAGACAAAACGTGCAAGCTTCATACCAATCATTGCCATAGCAACATCTTCAGTAGTGAACTCACGCTGGAAGATTACTGACCAAATCTTTGCAATGTTGGTGAAGTTTTCTTCTGGACCACCGTATTGTTTATTTCGGTCTCCATTAATGATGCGAGCAGCCTCGCGAAGGGCTTCAACTCTTATAGGGGTGTCGTCATTAGGTTTGGCTGTTGTTGCCTGCTCTGTGTATAGAGGCTTCTGTTCATTATCTGACATCTTTAATTCTCGCAATCACTTCGGCTGTGTATTGATGGTTATCTGATTGATTTATATTTTCTGAGACTATAAGTTCGTAATTGATACTGTGCCGCAAAGGTTCTTCATACTCTTCGTCAAACTCGTATTCATCGTCCTCTGACCTCAAGAATTTGGAGATAGCCACATCGGCTGCACTTGTCAGCTCTTCGTAACTATCTCCAACTACATGGAACTTGAGGGTTGTTGTTCTCATGTCAAAATAAGTTTTTCCAACTTAACTGGTGGATAGTGCGCTCCCTCAAGTTGGGGCGCTTTACCGTCGGTCATCTTTACAATGACATCTCCGTATCGAACTCCAACTACAACACCACGACGTCCATTGTGAAGCATTCCAAGCTCTCCATCAAAGGCGTCAGCCTTGACACGAACTTGTTCAGTTACTTTAATATCACCTGGACGAACAGGTACCCAGTTTTCGTTTTTATTCTCTTTAATTACGATGTGACCTAATGCCAACTTTGAGAACATCTCAATTGTTTGATTTTTAAACTCTGGTGTTAGGTTATCAATCGAGTCAAAAAGTTCAACTAGTTTCATAGTTGCGTCACCGACTGGCTTTCGTACTTTTGCTGCTTGGAGCTGGGACTTAACCCAATCCATATCTAACTCTGCCATTATGACTCCTTTCGAGTCTGATTCTAGTACTTTTTAGTTGTTTAGTAAAGATTAAACGGTTACTTTTATAGTTTGTAATAGACCGTCTATAGTTTCTTGCCAACTTGGGATTGCGCGAAGATATGATTCTTTCTGAGCCACTGCTAAATTAAATCTTTCATCCTCTGTCATTTCTTCAATCGAGCTAGCCAAGTGAGTCCACTCCTGACCAATTAAGGAACTACTGCGCCAGTCAGTTACTACTGGAACGCCCACAGAAAGACTCTGAGCAAGTACAGGAGACCACCAAGGTTCGTTACCTCGGTAGACAGTGACAAGAGTTCCTACAGACTTCTTAATCCGCTCTAGGGTTATGCTTTCTTTTTCCCAGCGGGAGGCTCTTGAAGAAATTACATCATATTTTAAAGTAGCCGTAACGTTAAGAGACCACTTGGTACCTACAGAGTCGCAAGTCCAATACTCCTTGAGAATATGAAACTGCGGCTCTACATAAGGTGCTCTTAAAATTTGAGCATCAAGATTTACTGCAACCAATTTCTCAGCGGAGATGTTTGGTATTGATTGCACAACTGCCAAAGGATTAGACCAAGGGAAGCTCGGGAAATAAGTAGTAGGCCATTCTTGAGTATAAAGAAACTCATTGAACTCGTAGACATCGGCTTTGACTTCTGGATTTCCTACAAGATGTGAATAACTTTTCCTTCTCTGATAAAACTCTTTTGTTAAATCAGCTACGTTTAAAGATACTGATTTTAGAGAAGCTTGAAGTTTATAAGGCTCTGGGGCATCAATAAAAAGAGCAAGGTTTCCAATCTTCCTTGCTTTATTAGCAATAGAAAATGCAGGGTATACCTTGTTAGCAGAAAGACTTGTAGGCGGAGCAATACCAACAATAACTTGGTCATACTCGCTTAACTCTTCTACTGTGAGATGAACCGAAGGCTCTACTACCGATACATCAGCTCCACCATCTTGAAAGGCTTTTGCAAGAAGCGCAGAGAACGTGGGGGTTCTCAATGCTGTCTTTGTGGAAGCCTGCTGAGCAGTGCATCCAGTTATAAGTATTTTCATTGTTATACCTTCCTAAAGTTTTTGACCTCTAACTAGAAAGCCACCCAACAAAAAGCGTTGGGTGGCAATCCAGTTGAAATCCAGACCGTTATTAGAACGGTGCTGAAGGGGCTGCACTTGGCGCTGGCGCTGGTGCAGGTGCTGGCGCTGGTGCAGGAGCAGGTGCTGCTGCTTGCGCTGGTGCAGATGCAGTTGTTGCTGCAGATGCTGGATAGTAGTTCTTGATTTCGTTTGACTTGTTGCCGTTGTAGGTGCGTGTGCCAAGCTGACCACGGAACTTACGACCAACCATTGCCTGCTCAATCTGAGCATTGCTTGGTGCACGGTCAAAGAAGTCACGGTTAAGACCAAGAGCAGCCATCTTACGGAAGAAGATGCCCAGAGCAGTTGAGTTGTCTGGAGAAACAACAAGGTTATCCCAAACGAGACGCTTGTTGAATGCACCGCCTTCAACCTGTGCCTTAAGAGAGAACATAGTCTTTCCAGACTGCGTTACCTTTGCGGTTCCTTCAAGGACTACTAAATCGTAATCGCCGTCAGGTAGTGGTTCATAGGATGCGGACTCGCCAGCATCCTTAATGAGGTCTGCCCAATTTAGACTGCTCATGCTGTTGCCTCTTTCTCTTTCTTAGTTGTGGATTTTTCGGCCTGCTTTGGTCCGAAGATTGTGTCAAGCATTACCTCGATGGAAAGCTTGTCTTGTTCGACGATTGCTCCAAGACGACCTTGGACTCGCTCGCCTGCTTCGTACTCATTAGTTCGCTCAACGTACATGCGTCGAACTTTGTAAGGAGGTTGAAGTGGGTCTGGATTAGGGAACTGCTCGATAGTCAACGCACCAAGAATGTCGTAGAAATATGGTGCTTGAATTGCAAGTTGTCCCTGCAGGTACGGACGGTGCTTACCATCCTGAGTCACTCGAGACATTGCTGTTAGAACAACAGCCTCTAGTGGATTAGTTGGGTGCATAGTTAGGTCGCGTAGGTCGCGTAGAAGACCACCCATGTGACGAAGTAGTTCGCCCCACTGTTGCATCTTCATCTGCTCGCTACCTGCGATGCTATCCATACACTTAACCTGCAACTCTGAAATAGAGTCAATGATTAGTGATTTGAAATGGTGCTTACCTAGTTGTAGCCATTGGTAAGCCTTGACTACTGTGTCATAGTCGCGTACTTGTACAACGACAGTATCCCAAGTTCCATCTGCAATAGGTGGTTCCTCGCGCAGTGGGTCCCAGTACTTAACGACGATAGGGAGGAAGCGGTGTCCACCTTCAACGTCGAGCATCAAGCGTGGGTATGGGGCTGTTACAGCAAAGCTGGATTTACCAACTTTAGACTCACCGTAAACCATTGCGGTCAATGACCGTTGGATTTCACTCATGTGTCACTCGTTTCCTTTCTTCTCTTCGCCGTAGTAAGCATATGGGTCAGCCTCTACGAACATTTCGCTTATTGCCTGCTCTGCAGCACTTCCGTCATCAACGAGAGTACATACCGAGTAGAACTTGCACTTCCACTTACAATCCCGAGATGGGCTTGGGTATGCGTGGAAGCTTGGTTGTTCACCCTTGTCAAGAGCTGTACGAACTCGCATGAGGTCAGTAACAGTTCCGTGCAAACGGTCCCAGAAGGAGCGCAGGGTAAAAATATTGTGTCGAACTTCAATTTGGTCATAGAACGGTGGCTTTGCAGCAGCACTACGACGAACCTTCTTCAACATTGTGAAGATTCCTCCGTCAGAGCGTTCTCCGTTCTTGTCCTTGCTTTGCTCTAGAACCATGTAAGTAAGAATCTGTTCGTTCATTGGAGCAAGGTTTGCAAAGTCTGAAAGTGAACCACCAACAGTTTTAAAGTCACGGAACATACGCACACCGTCAGCCTTGCGACGAACACGCATATCTAACTTACCTTGCAGTTCAACTTCTCCGTTAAACATTGGCATGACGATTGTCTCTTCAGTAGAAATCATCTCAAGGTCAGCATCAATGCCTTCCTCTTCGTTCCACTGCAGATATCCATCAAGCATGATGTGACCAAGTTCAGCTTCTTTTTCAAGTTCAGATACATCGCGAAAATCCTGTAGAAGAAGTTCTTTTTCTGTATTCACAAGGTTTGCGTGTGCCTGCAGAAGCGGAGTTCCATTGGCGTAGTAATCATCAAGAGCAGCGTGGATACGAGTACCTAGTGCAAGAGCACCTGTGCTGTCTTTGTACTTTGGCTGTAGACGTCGATAGTAGGTTAACCACCAGCGACGGCGACAGTCTTTGAATGTTTGAATCTCTGAGTTGGAAAGACGTATTACATCACTCATAGTTTGCCTGCCTTATCATCTTTAAGAAGATTGAGTAGCTGGTCCTTGTCACGAACAATCTGCTCAAAGTTATCTGCCTTGGTTTCAAGGACTTGTAAAACGCGTTCTTCAATGGTGCCTTCTGTTACATAATCCGTGATAATGATTGAATCGTGAATCTCTGACCCAATGCGGTGCACACGGTCCAACGCTTGCTTGTGGTCAACAAGTGACCAAGGGCGTTGAAGCATAATCAAACGACGAGCAGCAGTCAAAGTAACTCCAACTCCTCCCGCCTGTGCTGTAAACAAAATCCACTTTATCTTCCCTGACTGGAAGTCGTCAATAGCCTTCTGTCGCTCATCTTCATCCTGAGCGCCAGTGATTAGGCCATGGTCAATCTTTGCCTTAGTCATTGCAGCACTAAGAAGTTCAATCAACTGTCGTGACACGGCGCAGACTGCAACCGAGTCATCACCAAAGTCACCATGTGAAATATCATCCATTAGTTGGTCAACCTTACAAGAAGGCTCTGACAAAATAGCTTTTGGCTCGCCAGTGGTTTCATTGACAGTGATTTCTGCGTAAGCATTTGCAAACTGCACAAGACGAGTTGTCTGAGTCAAGATAGATGGGGCAGTAAGCGCTTCCCCATTTTCGAGTTCGGCAATCATTGTGTCGCGCATTTGCTCATAAGCCTTCTTTTGCTTTGTTGACATCTCAACATCGCGACGCTCATTCATAACTTCAGGAAGCCAAGGAAGCACAACTTTCTTGAGCATACGACGCATGTGTGGATTAATTCCCTTGTAGAACTCATCTTGCATGTGAGGCTTAACGCCAATAACCAACATGCCACCAAATGCATTAAGCATCGTGTCAATCATGCGGTCAATCCACTTAGTCTTTGATGGCCAGTCCTTAGGAGAGAGCCAGTGAAGAATCGCCCACAGGTCTACAACATTGTTAGCAATAGGGGTTCCTGTAAGTGCAAAACGAATCTGTGCATCGCCAGAGGCAGACCAAAGAGCACGGGTCTGCTTAGACTTTGGCTCCTTAGAGCGGTGAATCTCATCGGCAATTACAGCCTTAAAATCAATCTTATTTAATTCACGCTGGTGAACTTCACAGCGGGTCTCAGAGACTCCATCATCGTGACCTCCACACTCAGAGCAACGGGTAAGGGCAACTGAGCCGTATGGAGCCAAGCGAGAGTGAGCACGAAGCGACTCCCAGTTGATGACATAAACATCTGCCTCAGTCTCAAATTGCTTCTTGCGCTGGGCAGCAGTTCCCTTGATTACTTGAACGGTGACTCCCGGCCACCACATCTTAAATTCACGAGCCCAGTTCTTCTTTAGAGTGTTTGGGCAAACTACAAGAGCAGGGAAAACATCCTCGCCATTGTCCTGAATACGCTTGAGTCCACGGATAGCCTGAGCGGTCTTTCCTAAGCCTGGCTCGTCGGCTAGAAGGGCCTTCTTAGCGGTCGCAAGGAAGGCTACGCCAGCTCTTTGGTGTGGGAATAGGTCTTCATCCCCATCGGCTGTCTCAAGCTCTCTAAGGGCCATAGAGGGGCTAATACGGGTGTTTATTTCGTTCTCTGCCCAAGCGGTAAGTTCTGGGCCAATAATCAAATCTTCACGGAATGTAGAGCGTAGAGCAAGGCAACTAGACCATGCCAAAGGTAACTTCCATACTTGGTCTGTCTGAGACCATGAGGAGCCGGGGAGACCTTTACATAGCTCTTTATAACGCCATTCAGCGTTGATAAGGATGTGGGTTTTCTCGCTATCGAGGTCCACTGATACTGGCACTTAATTACCTACTTTCGTCGCTATGTAGAAATACTAACACGATTTAATGAAAAACTACAAGTTTCTTGTTAGTTACTTTCTTTATCCAAGAGTACACGAGGAATCCACTTTTGTCTAACTAAAGCCATTAGAGCGTGTCGCAGGGCATCATTTGCGTGCCCTTCCCCACCCTTATGCCAAACCCCAATGGTCTGGAGGGCTTTGTTTGGAAACATATTTTTGGCGTCCGCTGGAGTCTGAAACACAATCTTGTCGACTGGATAACCACCCTCTCGGCAGAGATGCTTGAGAACACCAATCTGCTCAAGGGAGTATGGAGCCTGAGAATTACGGACTGTCTGAGCATTAATAGTAAATCTCTCACACACGACGATAAAAGTGTCGTACTGCTTCCAGCCAGTCATGCAAGTTGTAACTGCTTGAGCAAACTCTTCTGGCTGAGGCTCCATAGATAAAAGCCTTTGAGGTAGTTCATCTGGGTTACCAGACCATTCAACTAACCCAACACCAGTTGCTTTGCCGGGGTCTACTGAAAGAACAACAATGCTCATGCCTCTACCGTCCTATTCATTATTGGTACTTCTGTCCCCAGTTTTCTAGTGGACCATCAACATCTGCTGTTAGAGGTACTGCCCAACCTTCTCGAGTTGTCATGCACTCTCTAACAATTCTTTTAATCTCTTCTGCTTCAGAGCGTGGTGCTTGTAAAACAATTTCGTCGTGTACTGGGACAATTAGGTAATCAGTTAAATCTGCAGCATCAAGTTTAATAAGATTGCTCTTAAAGATTTCAGCAGCGCCACCTTGGATTAGATAGTTAACAAGAGTGTAGGTACGGTCATCATCGCAAGGAATACGGCGACCAGTCCATGTGTAAACATAGCCCTGACCTTCTTCGCGGAAACGACGTTGACCAATGTTGTCAATCTGTTTTTGAAAAGCAATCATGCCGGGGTAGTTAGAGTCAAAGGAGTCAGAAACTTCTTTCATCTGATGCTCTGGCACGCCAGCGGTAAGTGCTTGTTTTGCGACTCCCGCTCCGTAAAGACGACCATAGACAACACCCTTGATAAGGTTACGACGCTTATCGGATTTTTGCATGGTTGGGTCTGCATAAACTTGGCGACCAATTTCGGTAAACGGGTCAGAGCCCTCAGCGTCTGCGCGATTGAAAAGCGTGATGAGGTTTTCATCACCAGATAGTGAAGCGAACATACGGAACTCAACTTGGTCGAGGTCGGATGTAATCATCACATGGTCGCTGTCTTTCGGGATAAACGCACGACGAACTGTGGCGTCGCCCTTTGGAAGAGTTTGCAACGCTGGGTCAGTAATAGACATACGAGATGTGCGGGCACCAAGAGTCTTTACAGATGGGTGTACAAAACCGTCAACATGCTTATTCATAAAGTTTAAGAAGTAAGTGTTAGCTAACTTGTCAGCCTTACGCTGTTGTAGAACAGTCTCTGAAAGATTCTTTACCTCAGCATTGCCAGTAATAATTAGTTGCTTAAGTTGGTCTGCGCTCGCTGACTTTTGGCCTGATGGAGTGAACTCTGTAATCTCCGCGCCAATACTTTCAAGAATCTTTACAAGTTGAACGTTACTAGTAATAGACATTCCGTATTGGTTATATGCCCACAGCTTTACCTTTTCGGTGTAGTCAAGCAACTCTTCGTATTTTTTCTTTGAGTACTCAACATCTACACGAGCACCGTTAATTTCCATACGAGTAACAATCTTGCGTGTAGCCATTTCAAGTTCATAAGCTTTGTGATACGGACCTTCAGGTCCGCACTTTTCCCAATACATCTCCCACAGACGCATTGTGATAACTGTGTCGAGGGCACCGTAAGACCAGTAAGGTTCAAAAGATGTTGGGACAGTTCCCCAAGTCCAACCGTTTGTTGCAAGGCTTTCATCAAGCTTGCTTTGCAAGTGTGCAGCCATCGGGTCAATATGTGTAGATGCAAGACTCTTCAATGCACCAGAGCCAAGAGGGTCAACAATGTGAGCCATAATCATTGTGTCGTGTGCACGTTCCCAAGGCATCTGCCAACGAGATTTGATTGCAAACCAACGAGCTTCGAATGCAATGTTGTGGCACACAATCGGGCCATCAAAACGTTCCATGGCTTCGTAAAAGACGCCATTCCATTCATCCCAAGGAATAGACCAGCCAGTCATACCATCGCCTACCTGAACAAGACGAAGGTCACCATGCCAAGGAGAGAGTGCATCAGCACGAGGATTACCTAGACGCTCACCAGTTTCGGTGTCGATTGCAATTGCATTGTGAGGGCGTCGTTCACCAAGCCAACGCAAGAATTCTTGAGCGGTCTCTACATTGTTTACAAGGTGCAGTTGTACACCTGATAAATCGCGTCTTTGAGTCATTTTTTCCTTTTCTAGGAGATGTTCACTGTATCGTACTTATGGAATCATTTCCACTCTGTAGATAGTGTCAATTTTTTCATCCTGCTCTGCAGCCTGTTCTAGCAGCCTCTGAGCAACATTAGTTAAGTATCTTGCCCCACCTTGGTCGTACTTGTAAAGAGCATCCAAGACTGGAGTTGGGTCCTCACTTACCTGAGCCCAAGTACGGTCTTTTTCAGGGAAGATTATTGGAAGACTACGGTTTGGATAACACTCTTCGCAAGGTACTGCGTCTTCCTTAAGCTCATCCACAGGCGCTTCGGTAAGCGCGTAGCGCTTAACTAGAGGGCAGGCAGCACCGTGATAAGTAATAGAGACGCCAACACGAGAAAGAATGTATGAGCCATTCTCTGTCTTAAAAAGCTTAAACTCAATCCAACGTGTAGAACCGCGACGCCAAGAGGTTGATTCACCTAATAGACGACCATTGAATTGGAGGGTACGAGAACCGTCCTTAACTTCATACATTAGTGGGTATGTCCATCCTCGTGAGTGTGGGTGTGGCTTTCTACAGGAGTCATGTCTCTGTAAAGTGCAATCTCTAGCCACTCAACAATTACACGAAGTGATTGCTCCATCTCTTTAAAATTATTAACTGGAACGTGATGATTAAAATGCTCTTCTTCGGGATAAACATACATATCATTAGAGAGTTCTTTCATATATAAAATATAGTTAGAAACATGCTCAAGTAGCTGCTCATTAGTAAAGTTCTCTAATTCTGCTTTGTTAGAAATTGTAAGATGGGTACAGACTTTAGAACCATCTGCCATTTCGATTTCTTTACATAGAGCAGGCTCTTCGCCCGCTACATACTCTGGCTTATATGTAATCATTTCGTCTCCGTCAATTTCTTAAGTTGTTCCTTGAGAGAGTCTATCTCATTTTGCTGGACTTTTACGATTTCTAGAACAAGAGAAGAAAGTAGACCGTAGTCAAGAGCAGCAGGTCTGTTTTTCTTGTCATAAGCTATTATTTCTTTTAAGCCAAGCTCTTCGACTTCTTCGGCAACATACCCGTAGTTCCAACCATCGGAACTACGTCGCAAATTTCTCTGAGCATTATTGTATTTGTATTTTTTAAATTGAAGACGAAAAAGTTTTTCCTTCAAATTTTCTACACTATAGTCTTCAATGCTGTTTTTAAATCGCAATGAGGAAGAAGTCACTGATGCAGCGTGGGCGTGAGAACCGTCATTACCAATACCGTGTCCGTGACCAGACAAGGCAGTATCTAAAACACTGACAGTGTGGGTATGACTTCCTCTAGCTACCGTAGAAACAGTAGTTCCCACTGCTCCTGGGTCAATCTGTACCCAAGTTACAGAGTTAACAGCTAGCTTTTGTTCTGTAACAGCTCTAAGGTCAATCTTAGCTGTGGTAACAGCTTCTCCAGCAAGTTTTGCAGTAGTAACTTCTCCGTTTCTTAGCTCACCTGTTCCAATGGAGTTATTAGCAATACTTCCCTGACCAATACTGTTTGCAAGGATGTGGTTTCTACTTCCACCTGCAGCTTGCCAACCAGAGCCAGCAATAATTCCTTGTGCAATTTGAACTGCTGAACCCACTGCTTCTGGTGCAAGTTCATTAAAACCAACACCGTTAAAAGCTATATCTCCTGTACCAATACTCTCTGCTTTAATATGAACTTTTGGTGGATTATTTCCACCACTACCAGAGATTGAGCCAGCAGCAATAGCGTCACTGTCTGCAGCGTTAGTATCTAGTTCTGAAGAACCAACCGAGTTCAATGCAAGGTCACTCTCGTTGATACTTTCGCCTTCAATATTATTTTTTGGGCTGGTACCTTCTGAACCAGAAATTGCAAAGTTTAAAACAGAATCATTATCTACAGCGTTTGTGTCTAATTCTGATGTTCCAATTGCATTTAGTGCAATGTCATCTTCGTTAAGACTTTGGCTCTCAACATTTTTCTTTGGACTAGTACCTTCTGAACCAGAAACTGCAAAATCTGCAATAGAATCGTTATCCGCTGCGTCAGTTCCTAGCTCACTCTGACCTACAGCATTTAAACCGATAGCATTAATGTCTACAGAACCAACGGAATAGTGCTCACTATCTATTGAGTAGTCAACATATTCAGTAGAGTCAACGGAGTTATCTCGCATCTCGTCATTGCCTACAGCATTGCCACCAATAGCTGTTACATCTACAGAACCAATCCCGTAGTGTTCTGGGTCAATAGAGCGGTCTACATAGTTTTCAGAGTCAACTGCTTCTATATCAAGCTCTGAATTTCCAACAGAGTCTGGTGCAATTTTGTCAGCATTAATAGCATTATTATCAATACTTGAGTTCTTAATAGCAAGAAGTGCAATTTGGTCTGTACCGACAGCACGAGGCTGAATAGCAGCACGTTCTACAGCGTAGTTTCCAATTCTTGAAGGGTTAGGTTTCCCCTCAAGAAATCTAAGTCTACGTTGTACCTCTGAAATGTTGCCAGTTATAGTTCTTTTACTGGATTTGCGTCTGCTCGCCACTTTTCTTGTCCACCTTCCAATCAGTTACTAGTTCTAGGTCTACTGTCTCAGGGAATGTTGGGCTATCTGGAACAGAGACTTTATATGAGTTAATTCTACGCAGTAGCACACCATCTCTAGCTGGGTCATCTGGCTCTTGGTCGCTTCCAATACGAGAGCGAACAAACTCATCATCAATAGCAATAATGCACCATTGTCCCGGTGCGTAACTTCCAACAACTGGGTCTAGGGAGCCATTAACACTAATGCTGTAAGTTCCTATAGGTGGAAGAGACTCATACAAGTAATCACCAGCATAGTTATATAAAGCAATCTCATCATCTACTTTATCTAACTGCTCTGTCTGGTCGAGCAAAGGCCAACTTCTACCTCTTGGATTACTTAGATACTCTGGAGCAATTGCCGCTGAGTAGGGCTGGCTAGCATCATCTGTAATATCTTCAATATTTCCTACAACAAAGAATCTGGTAGCTGCGTCTTCAGCACTTTCTTCAATACTAAAAGATGCAATATTTCCTGGATAAGTAAAGACAAGCTGGTCTGCGCCAAGCTCTTCTGGCGTGTAGTAAAGACCGCTTGATAGAGTTCCTGGTACATTGCTACTTAGCCACAGGGTTCTTACAAACTGAGCAGAGTCATAGTCATAGTCACAGTCAATTCGGTAATCAAAACCACCATTTACTGTGTTAGAAAACTCCTCTAAAACTTCTCCAACTGTTCTTTGCTCAAAGCCTCTGTAAATTTTTTTCTCTTGGTAGAACCCACTGAGCATTGTGTCAAATGGCTCGCTATAGGTGATTCCAATATCACCGTTAGAAGTAAAGCTTCCGTAGGTTCCATAAATTGCCTTTGAACCAAAAGTTGCAACTCCACCCTTTGCTGTTTCAGTTGGAACATCAAGAATTCCGCCAGAAGAGAAAGTAAAACTGTCAGCACTAGGGATTCCCGTGATAACAAATCTCCCATTGAAGGTTGTATCTAGACGACCAGTAAAGAAAGCATCTACGCCCTCTAAAACAACCGTCTGACCAATTACTGCACCATGCGGTCTATCTGTTGTAACTGTTGCTACATTCGAAATAAGACTTTTACTTTTAACGTTAAAAGATTTAATACCAGAAACTGCAGTCGAAGTTATATCTGGTCCGTTAAGGATATATTCAATTGTGGTCGGTGTAGGAACCCCTGATACAGCATGTATTCCATCTACGTTAGAACCTACTTCTAGTACTTCAATTTCTTGTCCAATAATTATGTCGTGAGGTTGGTCAGTAGTGAGAGTGACGACACCACCAGAACGCTTTTTTGAAATTATAGATGCTTGAAGTTCAATGCCTGGTTTGATTACTTCATTTGCAAAACCAAGACCACCAAGGTCAGTTTGCATTCTATAAATTAAATCTCTAATAAAAGTATAATTGTCAACAAGACTTCTAACCGCTCCACTGATTGAGTTACCACTGCCATTTGCAGATGTTGTAGAAAATCTAAAACTGTTAGCCGTCGGCACGGAGGAAACGGTATGTGTTCCATCAACTAGAGGGCTTGTGTAGGTAATCTTTACTTTTAAACCTGCTGTAAATCCATGAGGGGTCTCAGTTGTGACAGTAGCAATTCCATTACTTACTGAGTATGAGCTGATTCCATAAAACTCGGAGCCATACTGAAGAGTTTGCCAAATGTTTCGGTGATAGAAGTAACTTGTGAACTCGGAGCCTTCTACAGATAGATTCTTACTAGCTACATCATATGAGCGTGACCAAATAATGCCACCCCACACACAAATATTATTTCGCATGACATAAATACCTGTTCTACCAGGCATTGTTGCTTCATATAGGTCTAAACCTTTTGTAGCCTCAATAAATGGAATACTTCCAGAAAAGCCACCAGCTCTACGGTTAACTCGCTCATAGGAGACACCTTTAAACGGTATTTCAGCAATAACCTGATTTGAGAGTAGGTCAGTAAGGAAGTATCGATATACAACTTCTGTTTGTAGTGCCATCGTTCGTCCTGTTCGTATTGTCTCTTAGGCAAGCCACCCAGAGCGATAATAGACTCGTAGAGTCGCAGTGCTCTCTGGATTGCCGTTGTCTTCAAATTCTATCGTGTTCTCGCCTGGTGCGAGCTCGATAAAGTCAGCCAAAACATCAATTCTATTTCTAGCCCCGTCAACAACTCCGTTAAAGGCAACTTCTTTATCCTTAGTGTCAATCTCAAGGATGTCAGCGCTGAGCACTGCTGTAGGTTTGTCAACACCTTGATTAATTCCTGGGGTGAACTGTACGTCATTCTTTTTAATTGCTCTTCCAGAAGCAGCTGTTCTAGCAATTGTATCGGAAACGCTTGCTACACCAGATGAGCCTTGGAAGGGAAGACTTCCAGCAACTGTTGCCAAACCTAGTGGAAATATACTTACTTGAGTGATATCTCCTGGCATGGATACAAATGCTCCAGTAACATCAGCAAGCGGAACGTTTGATTCTGTTTTTACATATGTAAATGTATTATTTGTTGGTATTGACGTTACTTCATATACGCCATTAAATGTTGAATCTATACCGCTTATAGTTACTTGCTCTCCTACAAAAGCACCGTGAGCATTTACAGTAGTAATTGTTGCTACGTTTCCAACAAGTTGGCGTGATTTAATTACGCGGGTACCAGAACGAACCGTTCCACTAAGAACAGTAATTGCAGAAATATTACTTGGAAATACCTTTGCAAAACTAAAAGTATTTGTTGATGGCAGCTGAGTGATTACATATGTACCATTAAAAGTACTATCTACGTTAGAAACAACTACAGACTCCCCTACAACATAACCGTGAGGCTCAGAGGTTGTTAACGTTGCAACGTTTGCTGTTAAAGATTTTGTAATAATAGATTTTTGAGTGGAACGAACTCTACGATAGCTAAACGTGTCGGAGGTTACTGAAGAAATGGTGTATCCACCATCAAGAGATAAATCTACACCAGTTACGTTTACTGGTTCACCTTCTAAAAATCCGTGAGGAACTGTAGTTCTCAAGGTAACTACATCGTTAGTCATAGCTTTTCTATTAATAAATCTTGCATCAGTACGAGTTGCTGCATAGCTAAACTCGGTAGGTGATGGAATGGCTGTGATTGGGAATGTACCGTTAAAGTTGGTATCTACTCCTGTAATTGTTACCTGCTCACCTAAAATAAAGTTGTGAGCATCAGCTGTTGTTATAGTTGCGATGTTTGATATAAGGACTTTAGCTACAATAGTTCTTGGTGGTATACGAGTCTTTGAGTAAGTAAAAGTACTTGCTGTTGGGGTAGCAGCAATTGTGTAGGTTCCATCAAAAACAGAGTCAACACCATTAATAGTTATTTCTTGACCTGAAGAGAAACCATGTGCGGTGGTTGTCTCAAGAGTGGCAACACTGCTAGCTAGTGCTTTGTGAGCCACGTCTTTTAGGGTAGCTGCAGAAGTTTCAAATGAAAAAGTAGTACCTGTTGGTATAGATGTAATAAGTTGGTCACCATCAAAAGGAGCACCAATAGCAGAGATGTAAACACTATCTCCAACAGAAAAGTTGTGTTCAGTTGTAGTTGTTAGGGTTGCAATATCTTTAAGTGTTGCAACTTCAAAGATAAGCTGCTTATTAACTACCTCGCGGGAAACACTACCCTTTAGAGGTTGAGTAAGAATGATTAGTTGGTCCGTTGTTCTGTTATATACCTGAGCAGGAGATGTAAGAGCGCCAGCAACTTCAATAATGCAAGGTACTCCGTAGTTTCCAATATTGTTTACAGTTGCAGAGCCTAGGTACCCTAGATTTGTATTTTTTACAGGAATTTCTACATAGTCGTACCCATCTGGGCTTGCATCATTCCATGAGTATTTGATTGGGTCTGGCGCACGAAGACCGATAGAGAAGTTAGTTCTACCTCGTGTATTTATCGTTTCAATATTTACTCCGCCACTTAGACGGACAAAAGAAGAACGGATTGGGTTATTACCAGTCTTTAGCCATGCACCTTGGTACACAAGGTTTGTAGCGGCAACAAGTTTGTCACGAGCTGCTTCAACAAGGGATGGGTCAGGGACTAGGAAAGTTCCTTCAATAGACAAGTTACGAGCACGATACTTACCTTGAACATCATAGGAACCATCTCCCCAACCACGTTCAATGTCTGGAACTTCTGCATCAGGGTGGGTCCACCAACCACTGATATCAGTGACTATCCAAGCAATACCGTCCTCATCTACAGTGTTAAAAATAAACTCGCCAAGGATTATGTTTCCTTCAAGTTTTAATCTTTCAACTGGGCCGTTGCGATTATCGAGGAATGATAAACCTCTATTTACATAATGTTCTTGTCTTGCATCCATTTTATGCAGCACCTCGTCTCATTTGGTAAGCGAGCTGACGAGACACGAGATTCGCAAGTTCGCGCTCGTCCATACCAGCAGATGGGTAAACGTTAACGGTAACTGCTTTACCGCTTCCGCCACCAGTCATGTAATCAATCATTGCCTTATCGCGCTTTGAGAGTCCATTTGCATCAAGTGGCTCAACGCGCTCTGCTTGACCTGCTTCACCGATAAGAGCCATAGTTCCTCCTGCACGAGCAGGAATGATTCCACCCTCAGCAAGTTTAGGAATACGGATATCAACTTTAGGAACTTGGAAGGTACCAATCTTGAATCCACCAATAGTGAATCCCTTACCACCTACGTTTGAGTTCCACCAAGCCTTTGCCTGTTCCCAAGCAACGCGAAGGCCGCCTGCTATTCCATCCCACAGACCTTTAAGGTTGTTAGTAAATCTTGTTGGAATTCCCTTAACCCAGTTGAGGACGGTGTCAAGGCTCTTTTTAACTGCATCAAAAGCAATTGTAAGACCACCAGTAATAAAGTTCCAAAGGCCCTTCATATTATTGGTAAATCTTTCAGGGATTCCCTTAATCCAAGGAAGTAAGGTATTTGAGAAGTAATCGGTTACAGCTTTCCAAGCTACCTTAACAGCGTCGCTTAAGAAGTTCCATACTTTTCCAGCAAACCCAAGAACCTTACCTGGAAGTTCTCGGTAGAAGTTCCAAACTGTAGTAAACCAAGTAACAAGGAGACCCCACGCTGCTACGGCACCGTCTTTTAAAAAGTTCCAAATCTTTCCAGCAAATTCCATAATCTTGCCCGGCAAAGCAGCAAACCATGGGAACACAGTTTCTGTAAAGAACTTAGATATTTCAGGCCAGAACTTAATAATGAGGTATGGAAGCGGGAAGAGGATAGCTGCAAGGACTTCTAAAACAACTTTTCCAAAATCAACTAGACCAGGAATGAATGTTTCTGTAAACCATGTCTTAATGTTGTTCCATGCATCACCAAGGAAGCTGGTCAAACCGCTCCACATGTCTGAGAAAATCTTGCCAAGCTTCGGAATAAGGTCTTTAAAGAACGCAACAATTGAATCCCAGTTCTCGATAATGAGTGGGAGAAGAAGAAGGATAATTCCTAGTGGGCCACCGAACAGTGCGCCAAGACCACGACCTGCAGCACGCATACCAGCCCCAGCAACTCTACCTGCAGCGCCAAGACCACGCATAACTCCTGATTTAACCTTTGCTGCAGCAGTTGATTTTGTTAGTGCACCACGAAGAGTTGCGGATGCACCTCTAAGTCGGTCAAAGCCTGTCTTAGCACGGTCGCTGAAAGTCTTTAGACCACCAAGACTTGTTTGCTTTTTCTTATCAACGCCCATCTGAGTCTTAAGCTCAGCGCGAGTGTCTTTAGAGCCCTTACGAAGTTTTGCGAATGGGTCTTTCTTTCCGCCAAAAGTAAAGATGTTTTGGAATACACCCTTGAATGCTCTTCCCAAGAACTGAGCACCACGAGTAAGTAAACCAATACCCTTAACAACACCAATAATTGGACCAACGAATAGCAAAATCTTTTGAACAACGGAGTTGCCAAAAATAGAATTAAGTACTTCAAATGCTTTCGTGAGAACACCGAAGAATGCCTCTATTGAACCGCTGTCGGTTAGTTTTTCTGTCAAAAGTGCAAATTGCTCTAAGAATTTACCAAGACCAGTCGCAGCACCATCTTTGCCGCTTAACTTTTGACCAATACGACCTAAAGTATCAACTACATTATTTAGCGAATCAATAAATTGACCAGTTCCTGGAGCTGCACCAAGATTCAAAAGCTCGCCAACAATGTTGCCAATAAGGTCAAGAACTTTTGTAAAGTTTTCTGTAGACCTGTTTAAAAAGTCTTTTAAAGTTCCATCTTCTTTTCCAGCAGAAATAAAATCTTTAAATCCTTGAGCAGAGTCTTTTAGGTATCCAACTAAAATATCTGCGGCTCCGCCTTCTTCCATAATTACGGAGAAGATGTCTTTAAGTGCATCCCAGAAAATTCCGCCAGCTTCGCCTAAGCCACCAAGAACTTCTTTAATTCTACGGAATTTTTCGTCAAGCTTTCCTGACTCATTGTCAAGTCTCATGGTTTCAGCCCATGCACCGCTAGTTGCTTCAATCCAATCAACAAATGCATCAATTAGAGGTTCAGCAGCGTCAAGAACATTCAAGAAACCTTCATATAGGTTTCCTAGGGAGTCTCCAAGACTAATAATATTGTCGTCGTTATTCTTCCAAATTTTTTCCAGCAACTTGAGGTTACGCTCTTTTGTAATAACCTTAGAGATATTTACTGCAACAGTTCCTAAAGCCTTACCAGTTCCTTGAAGAAGCGGAGCAAGCCTTGGGAACAAATTGTCTACAAGATTTTGTATTGCAGTTTCTAGAAGAGGGAACAAATCTTTACCAGCAGCTGCTTTAAGCTTTTTAAACTCTCCTTGAATACTCATTAAGTATTTAACAAACTTTTGAGCCTCGGGGGAGAGATTCTTCATTGCATCAGCAAATGCGTCAGCAGCGCCACCGCCACCCTTAGCCTCAGCTAAATCTTTTTGAGCCTCTCTTACAGCGGCTCGGGCATCAGAAAGCTGTCGGTCAATTTCTTTAAACGCTGCGCCACTTGCCATATCAGAACTAGATTTAGCAGCATCTTGTTTTGCTCGTTCTGCATCTTGAATTGCAAGAGCTGCATCAACACCAGCTTCTGCTTCAGCAATTTTGGCATCTTTGTATTCTTTTGTATCTTTAATAGCAACAGCATTAAGCTTTGCAACTTCTACAGTCTTTTTAGACTCTGCAGAAACAAGGTCTTTATTAGTGTCTATAGCCTTGCGAAGATTTAGTTCTGCCTCAGCAAAAGCAAGTTCTGCTTCTTGGCGGGCACGAGAGTTAGGTGGGAGGTCTTGTACGCGTTGCAATCCCTCGCGAGCTTTTTCAAATTCTATGCGTGCTCTCTTTTCAGAAATAGCACCGCCCTCAACTTCAAATCGAAGCTGTTGTAGGGTTTCAATAGCGTCTTCACGCTCTTTTGTAAGTTCTTTTTGTACCTTAATTGTGTTGAGCTGGGCATCGTTATATGCACGAACAGCAGCTTTTGAAGTACGAATTGCATCAAAAGCAGACCTTTGAGCATCTTCATCCGCTCTTATGATTGCTTGAATCTGGCCTGGACGGTCTTCATAGACACGAGTAAGAGCAAGATTTGCTTTCTTAAGTCTTTCATTAGCAGCAGCAATTGCTTTTGTTTGAGCAGCAGAGCCTTTTTGAAGTTTTAGTCCAGCTTTAAGAGCTTCACCAACACCGCTAAGAGCAAGTTTTAAAGTAGCAGCAGCTTGGGCAGCAGTGAATAATGCAGCACCAAGAATGACGATACCACCTTGAGCAGCAGCCCCCGCTAAAGCACCAACAACAACTAATCCGCTACCAACTGCACCTAAAGCGCCAGCAAGAGCAGTAAATGCAGGTGCTGCAAAGAATCCAGCCTGAGTTAAGCCGCGAAGTTTGACACGAGCTTTTTCTGCTTCTTTATCAAATTCTTTACCAAAAAGACCGACAAGTTTTTTCTTACCGCCGCCGCTATTAATTGCACGGCCCATGCCGTCCGATAAATCTTTACCAAACTTATCGCCCATCTCTTTACCAAGACCATTAAAAGCATCCTCGATGTCTGGGCGAATACGGTTGGTGAGAGCGCGAACAACAACATACGCATCTCCTACTACTGCCACGCTCTCACCTCCTCGTTAATTCAGTGGTGCATCAAGAACCTTGCCAAAAGGCAAAGGACTGTCTGCATCCATATCTGTTGCTGGTACAAATGGTTTTACAGGTTTTGTTACGTCTTCGGATGGGTCAAACGGAGTTAAGTCTCCATAAAAACCATCTTCAGGAAGAGTGCTTCCATCAGCTAAGTATCCGCTTGATGCGGTACCACCTGACTTAGGCGTTGCATACTTGTAAGGCTTGCCGTACAACGTTCTATAGACCACAGAACGTGATTCCGACCTTGCTTGCTGCTGTTCAGCAGTAGAAACAGACAGGTCTTCTTCGAAGTAGTAGTGCAAAACATCTACCATCTCTGAAGCCTCCATTTCTTTTAGTCGTAGCCCGCTCACAAGTGCCTTCCCATTAACGTAGGGCCAGAGGTCTACTGCCCACTCAATGAAGGCTCTGGCTGCTGCGTAGGGCGGCTTGAATACTCCTCTACGAGCCATGAAGTGATATCACCCAAGGTCTCGACCGTGACAATTTTGTCAGGATTTTGTAGAAGGGCATCGAACCGTGTGTAATCTTCTGGAAGAAGAGTTAGTTCAAAGAATCGGTTAATGGTCTTTGCAATACCAGCACCATCCTCTGAGTCTGCGTTAGCCACAATGTCGAGAAGAGTCTTTCCCTGAATCGACGTGCGACACTTGAACTCTTCACCGTGTAGCTTGAAAGACAACGGGGCGGTATTAACATCTCCACCTGCGCCAAAGTCCTTAAATCGGTTTGTCATCTATATTCCTATCTTGTGTCTTTGACGCACTACGGATGTAGTGAATCATCATTGCTATTTTACCGAATAATCCGACGCATGTTATCTGTAAGATAACGATTTGGACGGGTTCCGGGGTGTCTTACCATGTGCGTAAATACAGTCTGACCCCTAGTTTGAAACTTAAGGAGTCCTCCTTTTTGTTTAGGCACAATTAAATGGGGCTTTGACCCCTCATGGTGCAGCCTTGCGTAAGACAAGTCTGAACCAATTCTTACATATTGACCTCGGGGGTCAGCGTAATGACGTAGATGAATGGACGCTCTAAGTGCTCCAGTACGAACACCTACTTGGCGTTTAGCTGCTGCCTCAATTAAGCGGCCCTGTCTAATTAAATATCTACCAACTGGACCATCTTGACCTCGCTCAAGACGTTGCATTGCAGTCTCACGAAAAACTAATTTTGCCATTATGGAATTGCCATTGTGATAGTTAAGCGAGTAGTTGTAAAACCACCTTCAGGTTGGTTTGCATCAAGGGTGGCAATTACACCAAGACCAGGGAAACCTTGCTCTCCCCATGTATCAAGGTCATTCACGCTTTCCATCAAAACCCATGCGTCAAGAGCGCATACATATGCTGCTTCTTGAATATCATCTGCATGAGGGGCAGCACCGTTAGCCTGTGTAATAGGTACGGCACGAGAGATTGAAATATTAAGTGTTGCACTTCGTGGGTCATTGCAACGGCGCGGTTCGTTTGCTTCGTCTCCAGGTGTACCGATATACATTTGAATCATAGAAACTACTACCTGCTCGCAGTCAACGGCTGGCACACCAAAGGTGTAATAGCGACGACCTGGCAAAGGCATGTTGTAGGAGTCATACACGTTGATAACGCGATTAAGTACTTCTTGTAAAAAGTTAGCTAGATTTTTAGCGTCATCATTTACGCCAGTTACATTGGCTATTGGCATGTGTCATTTACCTCTCTTGTACTACGCGATTGCAATCGGAGATTGCTTAGCTCCAAGTTGATAAATCACGTTTCCTGTTAGCAGGTTAATGACCTCATCAACTTCAGGGTTTCCTAAACTTGGACGAGATGCATACAGGTCTACTGTGCCTGGGTCACGAGGACCAAGAACAGAAAGGATATCTGCATACGTTGCGCTTAGTCTGATTGTACCCTCTACAGAGTCGAAAGCAGCTGCGTTTTCTAATGTTTTAGTGATTGTGTTGGTGTAATTAGAAAGAACTGCGTAGATGTTCCATGAGTTGTCGTCCATAAGGAAATCTCCGCCAAACTCATTAAGATAATAAACTTGAGAACCACCAGAACCATCAAAGTAAAGGTCAAATGCAGAAAGCTCGAATGCTGGGCTATGTCCAGTAATACGACGAGCACGTCCTGTGTCTGGGGAGAATACTCGAGCGCGGGCACGAGCCTTGTCTGGGTTAGCTGTTCTTAGGAACAAGTCAACTGCGTAGATACCAGTTTTTAGTTCATCAATAAAGTCTTGATTGTCTAAAACTGTGTATGTCACTCCCTGTCGAGCAACAGAGGTAACACGCTGAGGTAAGGCGCAGGTATCGTCATTTTCAAAAAGTTTAACTAGCTCAGTAGCAAGAATCCGTGCTGCTGCACGACCTGCTGATGGAGGAGGAGTTCCATATGTGTAAGTAACTTCTACATTTGATGAAGACCATTTAGCGTTAGGTGTTGCGTAAAGTGTGGAATGGTCAGAAAGGTAGTATGTTGATGGGTCAATAATTTCACCATCAATGTCTCTAACTGTATGAATTTCAACAACTTTGCGACCGCGAAGTCTTAGACGACTGTATGAAGAAGTTCCATCTCCTTGGTAGTCGCGGTGTGAATATCGGCCAAAACCACCATGTGGGATGTTCTCTACTTGGCCATTAATAAGAGTTGGGTTGTAGTTAAGACGTGAACCACCAGCACGAAGGTATGGGTCATAAGCGGACACATAACGCTCTGTAACAGTTGTAACACCGCTGAACTTACGTCCAGACAGTCCCCAAAGGATGTATGAAGCAGTTTTTACAGCATCGTAGGCATAATCGGAGTCAGCATAAACACCAAGCTCTTCGACATCAGTCCAGAGATTGCTCACTACGTCACCTTATCCTTCTAATAGAAAAGGCGGGCAGACGCCGAGTAGATAAATTACCTACGGCAACCTGCCCGCCTCGACTAATTACGCTGTTGGGTCCTCAGTTGACGCAATGATGAAGTCAATTGCGTTATCTGGGTTGTATGTGTCAGAACCAGGTACGTTGTATGTATCTGTTGAACCTTGTGAGTCAAAGTCAGATACTGCTAGGTAACCACGCTGACGAACTGCTGAACCTACTGGGCTAACTGCAGCTGATGCGATGTCATCGCCAGCCTTTGCGTAGCGGAAAGTAGTTGGAGTAGGAACAGCTGTGATTGTGTATGTGCCGTTTAGAGCAGTTTCCACACCAGAGATTGTTACTGACTGACCAACTTCGTATCCGTGGTTAGTTCCAGTTGTAAGAGTTACTGTGCCAGAAGTGCGAGCCTTGTTGTTGATGGTCTTTGTAGACTCATCGAACCAGCGGTAGAAGCCCTTAAGACCCTGTGGTGCCCATGAAGCGCGTGAGTAAGCGTATGGACGCTCAGTCGCGATTGGGAACTCCCAGCGGCCGTCTAGACCAGCGTTAAATTCAATGTTTCCAAGGCCGTAACCTTCGAATGTGTTAGCAAGAAGACCGTTCTCAATTACGCGGTCACCTGACTGACGTAGCTTGACGTATGGGAATACCCAGTAGAAGTAAGGAAGGCTTGAAGCACGCTTTCCGTCCTTAACTGCGAATGACCAAACCTCAACAGCTACACCGTTACCAGCTGGGTCATCGCCAACTGCAGGTGCTGCCCAACCAACAGACTTGTTCTCTGGTGATGCAAATGAGCCGAAGTTCTTGCGAAGTAGCAAACCACCTGACATAAGAGCTGTTAGCTCTGGGTCTGGGTCGCAAATTGCAATTTCCATTGTGATGCGCTTTAGAGTGTCAGGAGCCTTGTATGACACGCATACTGTTCCGTCTGCTGACTTCTCTGTGATTTCATCGCCCTCTTCATACTCTGGGGTGAATGATGTACGAAGGAAGGCAGATGTTGTGTAGCTGTCTCCTGCTCCGTTGAGTAGATTGCCAGCGGCGTCAAGTCGAGTGACTCGGATTGCAACGCCTTGGACGCTGGCTGCGTAGTCCTGTGTAGCCATTCCTGATGCTCCTTTGTTGGTTTCTTAGGCTTAGTCGCTAGGTAGTGTCACTCGCATGGCAAAAAGCATGCTTGGGTCTGCGTAGGCTGCCGCTGGGCGGAATGCCTTGATACGCATGTTGTTAATTGTAACATCTGCACCCTGAGCCAAGTTTTCATTTACAATCTCGACTTTGCCAAGATGTACCTGAACAGAACTAGTTGCATACATCCACTTGTTAGTTGCTGACGCTGTTGCGTTGGCATCTCCAATTGGACCGTTACCTGTATAACCAGAGCCAATAATGACGTCTGTACCTAAACGAGTCATAGCCCGTCCAGAATTCTCTGTTTCGCCCTTTTTGTAAATAAGACGTGAGCCAAGGATTGATGCCATATCGCGAGTCATGTGAATGACACCGCTCTCACCAACAGGTGATGAGGCAATTGCCTGCTCAAGAATCATTAGAGCGTTTTCTGGCTTCTTTGCGCCAGACACTGGGACTGTTGCTGCACCACTCTTACGAAGGTACATGTTGCCTGCGGCATCAGTTTCTTCCTGAGCTGCAACGCCCTCCCAAAATTCAAACTCAAGTGCCTTCTGTGTTACACAGTCGAGTGCCTTTACTACTTGAGCAAAGCGGTCCTCGCCTGGAAGGCTAAATGTCGAATCAAAAATTTCTGCATCGATGTAGAACGGGACGTAGTACTGATAGTTTGCATCAGCCTGATTGTCAGATAGTTCTCCAGCTGCGATTGTTTCGTCGTTTACTGTAAGTAGACGCACATATGAAGGCATGCTGTCATACTCGTAAGCAAACTTTCTTACCCAGCGCTCATCGCGCTCTCGTGCTGTGTGGTTCTGTACGTTAGCAACGCTCAGAATTCCGCAGGGGGCAGGAACTAACTCACCAGCGGGGAAAACCCCATTAAATGTAGCCATTTCTTAATCTGCCTCTCTTTAGAATTCTGAGCGTTGCTTCGGTACGTTAACTACTTAGTCGGCTTAGTACTCGACTGCTGCAGCTGTTGCTCCACCTGTTGTGTCGCGGAGAGCTGCTGCTACACCGTTAACAGAGATGGTTGATGTGATTGCAAGACCTTCGATACCAACCTTTGCGATACCTTCGAATGTCTCGATGAACATCTTGTAGTCGTTAGTTCCGACTAGAGATGAGTCACGGATGATTCCAAGGTCCAAAGTTCCGCCATCTAGGAACAAGAATGTTCCCTCAGCGAATAGGTACCATGTGAAGCTGTCTGCGAACTCAAGAAGTGCAGATACACCCTGAGCGCCGTAGACGTTCTGGTCTAGTGAGTATGAAACAACTACTCCACGAGCAGCTAGGTAGCCGTCGATTTCTGAGTAAGCGTTCAATGTCGAATCACCAGGCATGCTTAGAGCTAGGTCTGCAGCCATAGCGTCCTTAACCCATGAAGGGATAATAACGCGTAGTGGTGCATCAGCCTCTAGGCGATGACGTGAACGGTAAGCAGCAGCTGCGCGGCCAACCTGAACTAGGAAGTCGCGACCAAAACCGATTAGTGAAGAAGTTGTAACAGCTGTTGAAGCTGATGCAATCTTAGCTAGAAGGTTCTGCTCTGCCTCACGAGCGTGCTGGATTAGACCAAGCTCGTTGTGGCGTGCGATTAGCTCTGGGTAAGCGCGTGTTGCTAGGTTACCGAACTGCATCTGTAGAGTTACAGCGTCAGTTGCGACGGTGTTCTCTCCAGCAGCTGTTACAGTCAAGCTAGCCTTTGTTGAAGGTGATGGAGTTGTAGCTGCATCATTTGCAGCAGTCCATACACCAACAGCGTCAGCATAGTCTGAAAGAACTGGTGGGGTGATGAAGCGGATACCGCCACGGTCAGCCTGGAAACGAGGAAGAGCATCGCGCACTGGGCGTCCTGTTGTTCCGAATCCAAAGATGTCGTAACGAACTTCAAATGGTGCAACGTGTCCACCAGCAGCCACAATGGCCTCTGGGGATGTTACATTGTTAATCTTTGCCCAGTTTGACTCAGCATCTGTTGTAAGAGTGCGGTCTTCTGGGAAAGAAGTGGTGATAGATGCAACGATGTGCTGCTCTCCATCTCCACCGTTGACACGACGTAGAGCGTGGATACGCTTTTCCATTGCTGATGCAACAGAATTCATGTCTTCTAGAGCGGAACCTGCGCTGTAGCCAGGAATGTCAGCACCTGCCGTGATTGCCACGGGAGCGGCTGATACCTGAGTAACAGGGCGGCGGTCCGCTGGGACCTCGGGAGTGAGGTCTGCGTTTGCAGCGGCGGTCACTGGTGCCTCCATTGTTTCCTGAGCTTCAGTTGTTGAAAGCTCAATTGTTGTGGTTTCTTTGTTTGATGCTTCTGCATCTTCTGCAACATCTGCTGCAGCATCGTCTTCAGCTACTGCTGAATCCTCTGCGGCCTCATCTGCTGCTGGTGCTTCTGCTTCTTCAGCAGGAGCGGCATCTGCTTCAACTTCGGCTACTGGAGCCTCGTCTTCTGCGGATGCAATTACTGGTGCCTCGGCTACAGGAGCCTCAGCAGTCTCGGTTGTTACTTCAGTCGAGAGCTCGACGGTCTTGTCCGCCTCTGTTGACGCTTCGGTCATGTTCTTCTTCTCTTCCTCTGCCTTTTTCTCTTCCTCAGATTTCTCTTCGGCTGGAGCTTCTGCGGCAGGAACTTGAGCTTCTGCAGCGGGTGCTGCTTCTGCTACGGGGGTTTCCTCTACCATTGGGGTTTCTTCTGCAGGAGTTTCTTCCTTCTTGTCTTCAACAGGCATTTCTGCTGTTTCAGCCATAGGCATCTTCTCTTCTTCTGCTGGTGTTTCTTCCATTGGTTTTTCGGAAGAGTCTTCTGAACCATCTTCCATTGATTTGCCGTCTTCGCCGTGCACGCGGGTAGCTGCTTCAGCGGCCCGCTGGGCGAGCTCCTGAATTGCGGCCTCGCGTGTCTTGAGCTCAGTACGAACTGAGTCAAGCATGTCGGCTAGCGACGTCATCGCATCAACTGTTTGCGGAGTAGGGTCCTCTTTCTCGACCGATTCGAATTCGCTGACGATTGACTTCTGAAGCTCGGCGACTTGTGCGTCGTCAAGTTCAGCTAGTGAATCCATCATCTCTTTGATTCGGTCCACTGTCCCTCCTTGGGCAGTTAATTAGAACGGATTGTTCTATTCGCTGATTAGTCGAGGCCGAGGGACTCCGAGACGCACTATGGCGTGGAGGCACTCCACCTGATTAAATGTTACAACCACCTGAAATAGGTGATTGTACGATTTTGAGACTTTTTCTGGTCCTTAGGTAAGGAGCCTTAGAAGCTTCGCCATCTTCGAGGAAATCTCTGACTGGTTGTAGTAATCAGCACCAGACATAAATCCCCTCAATTCTTCTGTTGCAATATCGGCATCTTCTTGGCCAATCTTGTCTTCAACCTTCTTAATCATGTCTTCCATAAGCTTTTGAAGAGCAGGAGGTACATCAGAGAAACGAATCTTTTCTGCGTCTGCACCGAAAGCAAATGGAAGGTTAGCAATAACCTTTCCAAGCTCTCCAGCGCTTGTACGGATGTTTTCTAAAGATTCAGGATTAAGCGCTTTTGCGTCCAATCTGTCAATAATTCCAATCAAATTGTCTGCTGCTTCGACTGATGCCTTGTAGTTTCCAGCATTATCAAGGTTTTCAGCCTCTTCAACCTTCTCTATTACATCTTGTAAACCAGAGGTTCCTAAATCTTGCTTTAGTCGAGCAAGAACCTGACGGAACTTTCCTTTAGCATCCCGAGGCTGTGTTTCAGGTGTGTACTTAGCATCGGTATCAGCTTTTTTTGGCTGGTTTTTTGCTTCCTGCTTTAGTGCTTCGATTTCCTCTGGAGTGAGGTCTCTAATGACGTCTTCCACGACCGCAGCTACTAAAACATCTTTTTCAAAAAGTGCTTCTGAATTTGTAGATTTTGCTGCAAATTCGATTCGCTCACGCAAATCGGCAGCCATGTCATCAATTGTGAATTCTGAAGAAGCAACCTTCCAGTTTTCTGGGATTAGGTCCTTACGGTCTAGAGCACGAGCCTGCTTCATAATGTGCTTACGAACAGCAGCTCTTGAGCCTGGCTTTGCACGGCCATATGCCTGTACAGCATTTTTTAGGTCTGACTCATTGCGGATTGGGAATGAACCATCCTTAAGAGCCTTGCCTTCTTCTGCTAACTTCTTACGGACACGACGGGAAACTACTGCTAGTTCCTTATCGGTGTCGTCCTCAATCATCTGAATCATGTAGTCAGAATCTTCATCTTTAGCCTTCTTGACTCGAGCAGCAAGTTCTGCTTGACGCTCTATCAAAAGCTCTGTGTGAAGTGTTGCAAACTTTGCCTTTGCGTCTAAAGCAGCTGCCATAAGTGGAGCCTTCTGAGCAAGTGCTAGGTCATCAATTTTTGCGTTAAGTTCTGCAAGTGGGTCATGCTTTAGCTGAGCCAATGTCGAAGCACCTGCTGCAACCAAAGCCATTACCTGACCTGATGCAACACGGGCACGAGCAATTGGGAAACCTGGAACATTTACCTGACAAACTGCAACGAGCTCAAGGGCACCCTTAATTGGACGCCAGTCTCCTGACGGAGCAGAGGCACGAGCAGCACGGATTGCTTCTGGAGAAGTTCCTGGGCGTAGAGCACCAGATACCCAAATTCCATAAGCATCTTCTCCTGCGTGTACATCTGCAAATGCTGAAGCGGTGTCGTCATAGTGCTTGACTGCTTCTTGTGCAGAAGCCTCAAGACCTGCGTGACCGCCAGCCAAAGTTAGTTGACCAACTGGTACATCCTTGCCTTCAGAAGTACGAACTACACCAGTGTGGAAGTAGGAATACTTACTGCGGCTCTTAGGTGGACGAGTACCGAAAGCCATACCAATGTGGTCTACATGCCATGCAGCGATGTGACCAAAGACCTTACCGTCATCAGTGATTGTGAGCGGTGTTGCCTTAGATAGCTTTGGGTTGTCGAACCATTCTGTTGGTGGCTCAAGTGGAATTGCGCCAGCGACCATGCCACAAGCAACAAGTGCTGAAGCATCAAGCGGGTTAACCCCATCTACATAAACGCCGTCTGGAATCTGCACGTTTTCCTCCTGAGTTTCTGTGCCTTCTTCAATAATTTGAATAAAGCACTCTTGGAACGCTGGCTTTGGCACGATAGTGACGGCCATAATACGAGCGTTCTTGATGTTAATTCTACCTGACTCAATCTTCTTTGTATCTTCTGAATCGTCCCCTGTGGACTCTTCTACGACCTCTTCGTCAGCCTCGAACTTGTCCATATCGGCTGACACTCCACGGATGAAACCATGGCGAACTAGACGCTCTGCCTCTTGACCAAACTGACCCTTATCGAAGACTCCGTAAGCATTTCCAATGCCTCCGTCGATACGTTCCATACTGGTAATTTGACCAACTACTACAGAACCATCGTGGCCCTGACCTGTCTTAATCTGCCAAAGCAGAGGAAGTGGTAGGTCACGCATTGAGATAGCTCCGCCTTCGAAAATGCGGCCATCTCCAGTTTCTACTCCCTCTGGGATTACCAAAGGAATAGTGAATTTAGCACCGTGCTCTGTAGGGACAACGCCATCGCGACCAATCATGCGAGAACGAGCAGCCTCTGCGCGAGCATGAAGAGTGAACTCTCCAATAATCTGTTCTTCTGTTTTGATTGTTTCAATTGAAGAAACCATAGACTTCTTACGACCTGGGTTGTTCTTGTCTCCCGGCCACATGCCAGTCATCTCCTTGTGACGGAGAGCGCAGTAACCCTTTGAGCGAGGACCTAGATATTTAGCAAGGTTCTTGTGGCAACGGCTCCAGTCACCTGGAGTGTTCCAACGAATCTTTAATCCACCCTTACCAGTTGTCCAGTATTGGCGAAGTTTCTCAGCATTGCCTCTGTTGCGGTCAGCACCACCAGCAGCCATAAGTGCAGCAATAACAGCGTTATTTGATAGTGCAACTGCTGTTGATAAACGAGCAGATGCAACTACAACTCCACCATCAACCTGCTTTGTAACATCAGCAAGGTCTTCACTGCTAAGAACAATAACTGGAGGAGGTGTTGGGCTGTTTAGGTCAGCAAGAATTCTGTTGTCAAGATTCCACTTACCATCACGGCGAGTGAATGTGCTTGGCTGAGTGCTTGTCTTGCTTGCTGGAACAAGAGCTACAAGTTCCATTACTGCCTGAGGGTCATCCTCGGCAACAATAGCCATATAGATTGGAGCCACATCCGAGTTCTCTGGTGTGATTGCTTCTGCAGCAGCAGTGATTGCCGAAAAGTTGTATGGGTCCCACTTCTCATCTACATTCTTAACATTGTCTTTTGAATAAACTTCTTTACGAGACTTTTTACCCTCTACATCGGGGCGCTCTTTGTACCAACCGCCACGACCAGTGTATTCAGCAGCCTTCTTGGAAGTTCCGTACTGGGTATCAAGCCAATCACGAAGTAGAGGGTCGTTATAAGCGTTTGGAGACAGTGCAGGGTTCCAACTATTGTTTTTACGACTACCATCTGGATTTGTTCCAGCTCGGTAGTACTCGCCCATAACACTTTCAAGATTTGGAGGTGGTTCAGGTACAAACTCTGGTTCCTTGATTGGAGCCATCTCTGGAGATAGACGCTGGTTAGCTACCCATGCGCCCCAATCGTTAATCAAAAGATTAACTGCAGGAGCAGTTAAAGGTGGTAGACGTCCTGGAAGTTGTGCAAGAGGCTGGTCGATTGGGACACGAGGTTCACCAAGGATGCCTGAAAAATCTAGATTGTTCTGAGGGAAGTTACCCTGAGAAATAGGCTCGAATGTACTAATTTCTTGAGTTGTATTGCCGGGAACCTGAACAGTAGTTCCGTTATCAAGTTCAACGCTGACATTACCAGTGCTTGGGTCCTGTGCAGTGATTACACCTTGCCGTGAAGCATCTCCACCAATAACAACACGAGAACCGTTAACAGCAAATCGGCCCATCTTGTCTCGAACCTGAGTAGCAGCATTCTCTGAACGCTCTTCAGGTGTGTAGTTGCCATCTGTTTGCTGTGTGCTTGGAAGTGTTACAGATTCAGGGGCTGGTGTTGCAGCAAGAAGACCATCTTCATCCCAGTAGTCTTCGTCTGAGATTTGGTCTTCGCTTAATTGGTCTAGGAATCGATAGTCAAGTTCTGGAATGGCATTCTCAACCATTTCATTCTCATCAAAATTAAGTTTGTGCATAAAAATGCTATCCATTGGATTGCTATCAAGCATTGCTGCAATCTGAAGAGCAGATTCACTATCCACTGGTAGGTGCATTTTATTTACTTTGTCGTAAGCATCGTCTAAGGCACGGTCATATGTATCAAAGTCATGCTCGACATTGCCCATATCTTCCCAGCAGCCGTCGTCCCAGAAGAAGCAACTTCCATCTTGGTCAACCTTGTATAGACGGTCAATACCTGAGCCATCAAGACGAATACGAATAAAGAAATCTGGTTCAATATCAATTGGTTGGAATGAGTTGTAGTCAATAGCTGCTTCGTTTGCTGTGTAAAGAGATGGATATAGACCAGCAGTAACACCAGCCTTTTTATTCTCACGCTCTACAATTGCTGAGGCCCAACGCTCTGCAGCGTCTCCACCCCAAAGAGCCCAAGCGATACGTCCGTTACTTGGGTAGTTATCTTGTCCAGGCTTGTAGCCCTTACCCTTCTTGTCAACTTGGTGACGAGGGAAATACTTTGCAATGTGGCGAACCTTGCGAATTCCAATCTGTCCACCCTTAGCAAGAGTGCGAGCAGAGTTAAGACCTACAGGTGTTCCACCACGCTTCTCTTCTTTACGCCACTCAAGTCCACGCTTTGCTTCGGCAACTACTGCATCAGGAATTGTGTACATGCGGTCATTGTCAGAGAAAACTTTAATATCAAGGTCAGTCATTGCTGCATTAGCAAGTTCGTATGACTGGTTGTTTGGCTTCATGCCTTCTTTGTCCCAAGAGTACGCCAAAGCAAGGTCTGCCTCTGTTGAAACAGAAAGAACTTTATTAAGTCTCTCGTCTACAACAGCAGCAAGGCCATTTGAAGAAAAGAAGGCTCTATCGCCACTTCTTCCTAAATAGTCCATTATTGCTCTCCGCTCTCTTGGTTCATCGTGTTAAACGTTTCTAGACTTTGGGAATGCTTTTTTAATGAAGGAGGCAGACGCTTCATACTCTGCTATTTTACCGAATAGTTCAGGGTCCTTCTTGTCATATTCAGCAAGGAATGAGTCAACCATCTCTGGTTCAATGACATACTCTTCTAAATCTTCAATGTCAGTTTCTTTATCTGGGAACATTGCCCAGTCGCCATCAACGCGGTAGTAAGTTTCGTCGGTTCCAAGAATTTCATAATTGACAGCAATAATTTCTCCCTCATTGACCAACGCTGTAACAACAGCAATTCCGATGCGGGCAAACTCTTCTTCATCAATTTCGCTATTAGAAAGGAATCCTTCTTTACCTTCTGGAGCTTCCCAGTAACCATGAACAAGGATTACCTCTAAAGGCTTCTCCTCATTTTTATGGTCAGACCCATCAACGTGGACATACCCATAATGAATACCCTCTTCATCTACTCGGGTATAGCGAAGCTCGCTATTGCCACTTACGGCAATTACTTCATCTACCTCTGCAAGAGGACTAAATTTTTCTGCCATTGTCTCTATCTCCTTTATCTTGTGAACTTAACTGTAAAACCAGCATTTATTAGGTCTTGATAGATTTTTCTCGTTGATGGAGTAGTAGGTTCAGCCATGTGAACTACCGCTACTTCTTCAAGAGTTGCTCCACCAAGAATTTGCATTTCAATATAGCTGTGACCGTCAACCAAATCTTTTAACTTAGTAGTGCCATCATACCTGCCATATGCACCAATCCATGCCAGTGCCTTGTCATCGTCAGAGACATCTCCTGTCAGTGGAACTGGCTTGTAGTCAGAGAATAGCGAGTCTCCACCAGTAAATGTTGCTCGGTCTTTAACTTCTGGCTTCATCTCAAAGAAAATATCTCCGTACTGGAAATCACTTGGCGCTGAGATACGACCATCTGCATCTGCTGCACGAATGTGACCGTAGATTGGACGGAAACGCTTATCCATTGATGGATGCATACCTAGACCAGTCACTTCATAAGTAGCACGGCGGCCTGGGTCTAACATTCCTCTTGATGTTTTAGTTTCAAATTGTGTTTTGAATCTGCCGCTAGCTAATAATTGAGCTAGGTATCCGCTTCTGAATGCTACGACTGGTACACCCTCGTCTCTAACCAAGTCTGTTACTAGTCTGTATCCAGCTTTTCTTGTGTCACCCATGCTAGAAAGTCCAGTTTTACGACTCTCTGTGTAACCATCTAGACGACGTAGTGACTCGCGATACTTTGACAAATCTGAAGTACGAAGACCAAACTCCGAGGCATTTGCTTCTAGGAACCTATAGAAACTAGAACTGTCCATACCTTCTGGAATGTCCACGCCCATCGGAACGCCAAATTTTTTAGCTTCCTTCATACGCTTAGAAATTTCTTCAACAAGCTGTTCTTCAGTTAGACCTACAGGAAGTGGTAGTGGTCGATAAGACTCCGCACGAGGAGGAAGTTCATCTTTCTCGGTCTTAACAAACTCTTCTTCTTCTTCAGGGGTAGGGTCTTTAACATCTGGAACAGATGTTCTTCTAGTAGTGGCTGCCCTTGCTTTTGGTGCAGGAACTGAAAGAGCTTTTTCAGAAACTAAACCATCTGAATCAGCAATCCATAGGCGCTTTGTTGGCATACGAACACCCTTGCCACCGCCATCGAACTCAACGCGAACATAGTCCGTATATACATACTCTGTTTTGTCTTTTCTAAGTACGCGGTGTTCTTTAAGAACATCAACAACGGTTCCCCATTGTCCTGTCTTTGAGTCGTAAACTCTATCTCCGTATTTAACTTCTTTAACACCATCAGCAGATGGGTGAGTCATTTTTACAGAAGGTGTAGGTGTAGTGCCTGCAGTACTTCTTGCTTTAATAGCCTTACTACGACGCTCAATCTCACGGATTCTTGTTGAGATTGGGGTACCGCTTACTTCATAGCGAGTTAAACTATCAATTGCACGCTTAATAGTGTTGTCAAGAGCAGTAAATGAGTGCTTAGCAACGTATGGATTTGTATCCTTGATAACCTTGCCATCAGCATCTAGTTCACGGTAGACAACAGAAAATGTATTGTCTTTATTCTTTTGAACAACTACTTCATAACGCTTCTCGACACCACGCTCGGTGCGATTAATTCCAGTAATACTGAATGTTCCATCACCGTTATTTACTGCTTCGTACTTGTCAAATAGTTTTTTAAGAATCTCATCTGGACTTTCGCTAGCATCGCCTAGAAGGTCTTCAAGTTCCTCTTCATCTATATCGCTATCCTTGCGGACCATTTCTGGTGTAAGCCCTCTAGGTGTAGCTGAAGGTGTAGTTCCATCCATTTCTTCTACAGTTGGGTCTACTGGTTCGGAAAGAGGTGCAGTAAGGTCAGATGCGGCTTTTTCAGATGGGTCTAATTCTTTTTTAGTTAGAGAAGACTTTGACTCAGTAATTTTCTTAAGAACTGTTTCAGCAGCAGACTTTTCTTCTGGAGAAGAATCTGGTGAATCGATAATTGAGCGAAGAGTACTTTCTGCATCACCATCACGAGTTGAAGCAGTCTTAGAGATTACGGATTTTGTACCTTCTGAAACAGGCTCTCTTACAGCTGGAGTAGATGTTGATTCCTCTGCTGCAGGAGCAGATTCTGACTTCTCAACTTCATACTTGCTAAGGATGTCATCACGACGAGCTTTAAGAGCTGTCTTGTATGTTTCTGAATCCTCGGGGTCATTAATTGCAGCATTAACAATTGCATCAATATCAGCATCAGTTAGTGAGCCAAGCTTTGCTGCCTGCTCACGAAGTTCTTCGTCAGTAATCTTTCCAAAGACTGCAGCAGCCTCTGGGTTACGACCACGGTCACGGAGTGTGTCGATTGAAGTTACTTCTGGAGTAAAGGTTGATTTCTTATCTCCACCACGAGCGCGGAAGAACATTGAACCACCTGCATCAATACGGTAAACCTCACCGTCCTTGATAAGCATGTTGTCGAATGCGCCACCAACTGAGTCCCAATTGTTTAGCCATGCGTCGACAATGAAACCTTCGCGAGCGCTCTTAGCAATATCATCTTCACCACGGCGAGAGCTAAAGTTATATTCAGCGCCTTCTACAAGTGGAGAGACAATGACTAGTTCGCCATCCTTATCAGCAAGGAATGAGCGACCATGCTTAATTCCTAGCTTCTCATAGAGTGCAGAAGCAAGAACTTCGTTGCGTGCATGCTCTTCGCTCTTTGGAGTTTTGACGTAATACTCTTTGCCATCTGGGGCACGCATAAACATTCCTGCGCTAGAGCCCTTTGTTGCACCGCTAGTTGGGGTGAACTCTTCCCAATCGGAAAGGTCGCCATCAAAATTAATAACTATGTCAGAAGGTGTAGCTGTTGGAGTTTCGACTACTTCTGCAGCAGGAGTTACCTCTGTTACTGAAGGAGTAGGGGTTGTTTCCTCTGCTGCAACTGCGGCTGGTTCATCAAGAGGCTTTGTTTCAGCACCCTCTACTAACTTGCCATTACGACGACGGACATCCCAGCTCTTCTTGTAAGCAAAATATGAGTAGGTACCTTCGCGGCCGTCTGTAACAGACTTCATTGTGACGTCAAGTCTGTCCTTCTTATCTGGAGTTGGCTTAATATCGAGGATTTCAACCCAACCGCCATACTTAGAAACCATAAAGTCTCCAACCATCATCTCTGATGGACGAATCTTTCCTAGTGCAGTTGTGTTTTCATCGTCTTCAATCCACTCATTGCTGATGGTTCCGCCAAGAACTGATTCAAACTTAAGTTTAGAAAGTGGAGCTTCTGGTTTATCAGTTGCAGGAGTGATTTCATCCACGGTAGGTGTAGATGGCTTAAGAGTTGCATCTTTAACAACTTCTTCAATAGAAAGAGTTTCTCTACCTCTAGCCATCTCAGCCAAAACATTAGCCATTGCACGGTCTGCAGCAAAGCCTTGATATTCATCAAGCATTGCATCAAACTCAGCCTTACGCTCTCTATACTTCTCAGAGATTGCATCGTACTCAAAGAACTTAGCTTCAGGGTCTTTTGCTGCCATATCGGTAAGCAAACCATCAAGAATCGCTGGAAGAACTTCAGCGTCAACTGCAGCATCATGCCAGTCTTTTCCTTCAATTCCGTAACGCTTAGCGACAGCCTTGAGGTTACGTTGTCCTCGAACAGCGATAACTTCTTCTGCAATTGAAAGAGTGTCGATAGATGATGGGTCCCACTCGACACCAAGCTTCTTTGCTTGCTGCTCAAGAATCAAACCATCGAATGCAACGTTGTGTGCAACGAAGAGCGGGTTTGGTCCAAGGATGTCAAAGATTTCCTTCATAACATCTGCAACTGGAGGTTGTGTGGCTAACCACGCATCAGAAATTGGGTTTCCTTCTGAGTCCTTAAGGATTGTTTTTGGGTCAGCATCTGTATAGAAACTTGCAAGAGGCTTATCTGGATTCATAAAGCGAATGATTGGTTCCCCAACCTGTTCGCCATCTTTCATCTTGTAAATAGCAATTTGAATTGGAGTTGGATTGTCGGAGAATCCGTCGCCAACTGTTTCAAAGTCAAGGAAGTAAACCTCTTCTTTTTTGATTAATTCTTTTAGCTTCTCGTAATCTCCGCCTGCTTCTGCAAGCATGCTCTTCATGCGCTCGCCTAAGAACATAGGAGAACGAGGAGCCTGTGGCTCCATTAGAGGAACAACTGAAGTTGTTTCTGTGTCAAGAGAAGGTGTAAACATCTTTCCAGATGCTGCTTTTGCTTCTTCGAAAGCCTTTGTGTCGTCAAGGAAACGCTTGATGTCCTCGTCTGAACCAACTGGAATCCAACCACTAGGGCTAGCATCGGATGGCTCGACTCTACCTGTGTAGTCCTTAGCAAATGGACGGTCTAGTGCTGGAAGTTCTCCTGCAGCTGGGACATCTTTTTCGCCACGGATAAAGGTAATTGGAGTTGTCTTCTTCCAAGTCTTCTTTTGACTTTCGTGCCCAACGTAATGACCAGTAACTTCAATCATTCCGCCAGTACCCTTAGTGACACCTTCAACTACAAAGTATTCGCGCTCTGGGTCATCCTTAAATGCAATATCGCCAGCAACAAGCATGTCAGGGGTTCCACGGAAAATACCAGCATGCATCTCTTCAGTTGGGGTTGGAAGAGATAGGTCAGTAATAGGGTCTTCTGTTGTAGAACCTTCTTTTGACTTAAGTAGTGAATCTTCAGGAGATATACCTGACTCTTCACTATCAGTCTCAGTGGTTGCAGGGTCTGTTGAAGG